GTGGTGACGCTGGCTTTGCTTTTGCTCGAAAGGTCGTCAAACAAATGAATGCAGCAGATAACAAAACAACATTGAGAGCATATGGAGAAGCAATCCAACTCTCAGAGTCAAATGCTTATGAGGTCCCGGAGGGATTGACCATTGGCAAACCATTTAAAACTTTATCCTTGGGTCAAGTCTCTTCTCGTATGAGTGGAGATGCAATCGGAAAAGAGATTGATCAAAATCTCATCTCTGAGCTTGTCCGAGTATTCAAAGAAAGACGTGAGCATGATCCTGTCATCATTGATTGGCAACATGCAACGTCACCTTTTCAAGGTGGATCACCAGCTCCCCCGGAGTCAGGCTCTGCCCTTGGAATGATAATTGATCTTGAAATGAGAGACGATGGCCTCTACGCAATTCCTGCTTATAACGAGCGAGGGATGGAGGTTGTCAAGAATGCTGGTGGAGTCCTGTGGTCGTCTCCTGAGTATATCCATGGAGAGATCTTTGCTCGTGATGGTGGTGACAAAGTTGGCGATGCTCAACTTCTTGCAATCACTCTCACACCAAGACCAGCACAATCCCATAATAAAATTGATCGTATCACCTTAGCAGAGGAGTCAATGATGGATGATCAAATCAACGAATTGAAAGCAGCTTTAGAAGCTAAAGATGCAATGGTCAAAGAGCTTGAAGCCAAGATCAAGGAAATGATGGATGATAAAGATTCGTCATTGACTGAGGATGAGAAGATGGCTGAGCACGATGACAAAGAGAAGATGGCTGAACATGATGATGCTGAAAAGAAAAAAGAGCATTATGATGAAGACAAAAAAGAAGAGATGATGGAAGACGAGGAAGAGAAGAAACAAAAACTCTCTGAGACTTTCACTCAAGACGTATCATTATTAAATGAGGTCGTTGCTCTTCGTGAGTCTGTCAAAAAGCTTGAAGCTGAAAACAACAAAATCAAATGTGATGAAGCTGTCAGTGCTTTATTGCGTGAGGGTAAGATCTCTCCAGCTGAGCAAGATGTTGCATCAAAAGCTTGGAACATTAAAGATCTTCAACCAGAATTTTGGCAGATGTTCAGTGAGCGTCAATCCAACTCAAGTGTTCCCCTCGACGAGGTTGGACATGGAGCAAGCGGTCAAGAGATATCAAAGAAAACTCTTGATCAAAAAGTTCGTGCTTTAGCTGAGGAGAAATCAATCAACTACAGTGAAGCACTAAGTTTATTCAGAGAACAACAACCTGACTTTTATCGTCAAGCATTTGGAGGATAACCATGGCTGACACACAAATCATTCAATCATTTATCTGTGACACTGCGGTCACTGAATTCTCTCTCGTAAGTGTTGACGCAAACGGCAAGATTGCAATCACAACAGCTGGTGACGATGTTACTTGTGTTGGTGTTGCTCAACGTGCAGCTTCAGCTGGTGAAGCTGTTGACGTTGTCGTTTATGGCCTGACTCGTGTTATTGCCGGTGGCACGATTGCTCCTGAAACTGAACCTCGTTTGTCAGCAACAACAGCAGGCAAAGCGATTGCAACAGCATCAGCAAAATATCCTGTTGCTCGTATCTTACCAAACATCAACCAATCCTCAGCAGCTGCAAACGATCAAATCCTTGTATTGTTCGTTGGTCCAACTGTAGTGAATGCATAAGGAGTAAATCATGGCTAGTTCATATAATAATATTCATCCTGTCGATCAGATTCTTACAAGCCTTGTTTCTGAGGTAGTACCTAGCGATAGTCAACTGATTGCAAATCAAATCTTTGAAAACGTGAAGATCCCTGAAAGAAGCGGAACATTCTTACTTGAGAATAGTCGTAACTTCATGGGTGCTGGTGTTGGCCTTGATCTTGAACGTGCTCCTGGCGCGGGTCGTGCGAACATTGGATCTTTTGATCGTACTAACTTGACTTTCAAAGCAAAGATCTATTCTGCTCAAGATTCGATCGCAATGGAAGATATCATTGATAGTCAATATCCTGGTGGTGAAGAAGCTCGTATCGTTCGCAAAGTACGTCGTGCAATGATGCTTGCAAAAGAACAACGTGCTGCAAACTTAATCTTTGATACTGCATCATTCTCAAATGATGCATGTACAGACGTTATGGGTGGTCAAGTTGATGCTGCTGGCACTGATGCCTTGACAGGTCTCGACAAATTGAAAGATCTAGTCTTCAATGCTGCTCATGGTATCAATCCAGATACTTTGATCTTCGGTCGTGGTGTATTTCGTGCCTTAGCTCGTAATCCTGAAGTACGTGGATATGCAGGTGACTTCAGCGGTGCCGGTGTTGCAAGTGGCAACCGCATCTTGACAGAGGAAGCAACTAAAGAAGTTTTACGTAACATCTTGGGTATTCCAAACATCTACGTTGGTGAAGCTCGTCGTGAGACTGCTGTACCTGGTGCGACATCTTCAGAATCTCAAATTTGGAACACAGAGACAATCTTCTGTGGTATCATGAAAGGGTCTGACGCAATCGTACAAAAGAGTGGTAATGTCAAAGGAATGCCTGTGGCTGCACTCAACTTCGATTTCGGTGGAATGCAGGCTGGTCAATATGACAGCCTTGATGCAACTCGTCGTTACGTATATGCTGAAGAAGTACAACAATTTAAAGCAATCGACTCGACTCTTGGATACATCCTTACTGATTGCTTAGTATAGGACTGACATGTGCGATACTCACGACACGATACTTCTTGCCGAGCAAGATGCTGATCAATTAGCAATCGAAGATCTTGAGAAGCAACTCAAGAATCAATCGGGAGATGTCGCACGTATCACCAAGGCAAAGATCAATGAGTTGAAAACTCAGATCAAAGCAGAGAAAGCAATGAGATCGGTCCTCGATAAATCAAGGACTCGATTTCTAAAAACGCTTGAGACAGCAGTCCAAGCAAGTGATCCATTGACAATCCTCTCTCTACCTAGAGAGCAGTTGATTGATTTTATTATTCGTGGTGGTTTTGACTTGTCAATTGATGAATTCATCGAGCAAGCTGACCTCATCATGAAAGCTGTCGAGAAGACGACAAGGATTATACAGCCCGACCTTGGGCTTGCTCCAATTCAAGAACAACTTGACATTATGCAGACCTCAGCTATTGAGACTCTGTTTGATGATGTCATCATCCCAAATGTGGCAAGTGGTGTCAGAGAGTCACTCGTTGCAATGACAATCGACGTCCCATTGACACAAGCTATCTCCTCACTCTCTCAGAAGATGCAATCTGCAACCGGTCGACAATTGACTGAGGTCAACACAAAGCTCTCCATGTTTGGGAGGAGTGTGACTGCTGCTATTGCTGAGGAGGCCGGTCTTAGATATTATTTATACACTGGTCCCATTGATGGAGTGACAAGACGATTCTGTCGTCCCTTGGTTGACAAGGTCGTGAGTGAATCGCAAATGAAAAAGCTCAACAATAAACAAGGTCTTCCGGTCAAGACTGCCGGTGGAGGTTACAACTGCCGACATTCTTGGAGTCCTGTATCTGAGGGATTCATCAAAGCGGCTGGCCTTGACAGAGCAACAACAAAAGACATTTCAAAAGCAAACGCGGGAGCAAAGAGATGATAAGAAAAGCAATCACCGGTCAAGATCATATGTTTGAGTGGAATGCTCCATCTCCCATCAGTGGCACTCCCTCAATCACTTTCAAAGTATCAAGTGATGTTACAAGCAACTTGAGTCAATCAAGAGCAAACATCTCAGTATCAGCAATTGGCAATGATCGCAGAACCTTGACAATCGCAAGCTCTGACTCTCTGGAAAGAGATCAAGTCTTTGCATTCTTGAGGACGGATGGAGATGCTTGGTATTCAATCAAGATCGTCCGTATTGTTGGCACAACTGCGATCCTTGCTGATCCTTTACCTCGTGAGATTGACCTCTCTACAAGTGCAACGATTGAGTTTGCAATGTGGTATGTGACAGCATCCTCAGCCAATGTCACTGCGACAAGTGGAACATTCCAATATTTGATTTCATACACGTCAGACCTTGGACAAAACAATCTATCCAACTTGGACAAAGGAGTGATCAAGGTTACTCCTCGACCTTTCGACACCGGCCTCGACCATGATTCTTTTGTGAATCGTTTCGCTCCTCTTGCTGACATGGTACCACGTCGACAATCTGACTTTAGACCACAAATCAAGGCTTCTCTTGATGAGCTCTCCTTGATGCTCAGGGATAGACTTGGATCATCCAACGTGACAGAAGATGAGATCTTCAATGCTGAGGCCTTTGAACTTTGTCATGCTTACTGCACAGCTGCTCGAATCTATGAAATGAATCTTCAACTTGATGCTGCTGAAGCAATGAGAGCGAGATGTATTGAGTTAATGGATTTGGCCTTGAGATCTGTTGACCTTGATCTTGATGGTGATGGTGTTATTGATGAGGGTGAGCTTGACCTTGAGAAGAATGGTGGAAAGTCAACAGACTTTCGAGCATCATGGAGAACTTATAACAAGACTGAATATGATCAGAGCTTTACCCCATCGAGATCAATGAGGCACTAATGTCAGTCAAGGTCAATCTCAAACTACCTCGTAATATTTGGACAGCAAAAGACACGAAGACAATTGCATCCAATACCTTGGCAACTGTCAAGCGTCGATCCATGCGTGGCATCAGCTCACAAGGTAAGAAGTTCAAGAAGTACTCGACAAAGCCAATGTATGTCTCTTTCAAAGGTGCACGACTCAAACCCAAGGGAGGGACTCGTGTCTCTCGTACAGGTAAATCAATTTATTATGCTGGTGGATATCAACAGTACAAGAATGATTCAAGGAAGCGTCAAGGAGGCAAGGGTCAAACTGCTGAGGTTGATCTTGTATTGAGTGGTCAATTGATGAATAATCTTGTAGTACTTGAAGCAACTGACACACGTTTCAGAATCGGCTTGACCAAGCATGTTCAACATTATGGATATGAAGTCCACAAGATACGTCCTTACATTGGCTTGACTGATGATGAGATTGATACTCTTGTGAATGCCGTTGCTTTTGACATCTCCAAGAAACTAGGGAGGAATGTATGAGCAGAGGAATCTTTCAATCACTCGACAAGATCAAGACAATGATTGAGGCTATTGAACCCAAGACAGATCCCCATCATGGATTTGTTTGTATTGATGATGGTTCCGGTC